TATGGTGATTTAATTGGATCATTCTTCTTGAGAAATCCTCTGGGATCACCAACACCAAGTGTAAGAATAAGAACCGGAACAAAAACTTATAGACTTACAAATAGTCCAACAAATGCTACACCTCTTCGTGGAAGTAAGTTGACATCTAGTGCACAAGTTGCATATAGATCTACTGGTAGATTTGAGGTTAGACAAAGAGTTACTACGGTAAATAGAACTCAGTTCTATGATCCTCTTGCCCAATCATTTAGTGTTGGAGGAAATGTTGAGGCTCCTAATTTACTGGGATTCAATGATGATGACGATGGAGCATTCTTAACTGCGGTAGATTTGTATTTTGCAAATAAACCAGCAGGAAATGATGAAGTTAGAGTTGAAATTAGAACAGTTGAGCTTGGAACTCCAACTAGAACTATCATAGGAAATCCTGTTGTATTACAACCAGGTGATATTCAAACTTCAAGAACAGGGGAAGTTGCTACTAAGGCAACGTTTGATTATCCAATTTATCTTGCTCCTGGAGAAGAATATGCGATCGTCTTAGTTGCAGAAACATCAGACGAATATGAAGTATGGATTGCACAAATGGGTGAGAGAACTGTCAATACTCAGTCTTTACCAGATGCAGAATCTGTAAGATATACAAAACAATTTGCTCTTGGTAGTTTGTTCAAATCACAAAATGGATCAATTTGGACAGCAAACCAATATCAAGATCTTAAGTTCAAACTTTATAAAGCAAACTTCACTTCATCTACTGGAACAGCATTCTTCTACAATCCACCATTAAATCAATATGCCAATGATTATTTACAGAATAATCCATTAGTAACTTTACCAAAACAAGCAACTCTTGGTATTACAACAGTTAGTGATACTAATTTGATTGGCATTCTAACTGCTGGAAGAAAACTTGCAGGTTCAGAACCATATGTAAGTGCTACTGTTGTTGGGCAAGGTTCATCTGTTTCAACAGTTAGTGTTGCCTTTAGTGGATCAAATTATACCGCAGATTCTAGCGTTGATACTTTTGCAATAACAGGTCAAGGAACTGGACTTAAGTTGAGTATCAATACTGATAGTGATGGAAAAATTATTGGAGTTCCTACTGCAGTAACTGCTGGTAATGGGTATTCTGTTGGAGATGTTGTTGGAATTACGACTTCTACAGTTTCTTCTAATACTGGAAGAGATGCTAGAATAACAATTGGTGCAATTACAGGTTTAGACACCTTATACTTATCAAATATTCAAGGTAATACTTTTACGGTTGGTGCTGGTGTAAGTTACTATAATAACAGTGGAACAATTGTTTCAATGGCGTCAACTTTGATCAGAACATATAATGCAAACTCTAATGAATATTCTGGCAACTATTTGCAGGTTAATCACTTTAACCATGCAATGCACGCGTCCAACAATAAACTGGTAATAAATGGTGCAGAATCTAATATTGCACCAACTACTCTTTCTACAAAATTAGAATCTGACGAAGTTTCAACAATTAGTGTTGGTAGCACTGCAAACTTTGATACTTTTGAGGGTGTTTCTGTAAGTGCATCAAACCCTGGATATGTAATTATTAAACCAGGAGACGAGATTATATCATATAGTGGAGTTGGTGCAGGAACTCTTTCAATTGCTTCCGGTGGAAGAGGTATTGGAACATCGGTAGTTATTCCACATGAAATTAATTCTGAGGTTTATAAGTATGAGATGAATGGAGTATCTCTGAGAAGAATTAATACAACTCATGATATAAGTTCTCTTGATATCAGAATGGATAATTACTATGTTGAAATTGACAGATCAGCAAACGGAACTGATAGATCTTCCGATGCATCTCTCGCAGGTGCTCCTGAGTTATCATTTGCAGATGAATCCACCTTAGGTGGTGATTCTTGTAAGGTATCAAGAAATATACAATTCACCGAAGTAACTCCAAATGCTGAGATCTTTACACCAGGAAATACCTCAGCAAATGCAACCATTAGAACCGTAACAGGAACTAGTGTTGATGGATCTGAAGTATCTTTCCTAGATAATGGATTTGAACCTATAGAAATGAATTCTAACAATGTATTGAATTCTACAAGAATTGTTTGTTCTAAGACAAATGAAGATGCACATCTTGATGGATTGCCAAGAAATAAATCACTTACCCTTGGAATCACCATGCAGAGTGATAATCCAAATCTTTCTCCATATATCTTCACAGACACAGCAAATATTCAATTAGATGGATACAGAGTAAATAATCCAATTACGGATCTATCTAAAGATAATAGAGTAAAATCTATTAATAATGATCCTCATGAAGCTGTGTATGTTTCCAATGATATATTCTTAGCAAATCCAGCAACTTCATTGAAGGTTCTAGTTTCTGCATACAGGCATGAGTCTGCTGATATTAGAGTTTTATATAAACTCATCAGAGCAGATTCTCAGGAAGTTGATCAAGAATTTGAATTATTTCCTGGTTATGATAACTTACTTGATACTGATAATGATGGATTTGGAGATAAGATTATTGATTCCGCAAACAACAGTGGAAGATCTGATGCTTTCGTTAGATCAAGTTTAGATAATGAATATCGGGAATATCAGTTTACTGCAGATAATCTTGATTTATTCACAGGATATGCTATTAAGATTGTTCTTTCCGGAACTAATCAAGCATATGCTCCGAAGATTAGAGAATTGAGAACAATTGCTGTAAGATGATAAAAGTTGAAGGACATCCTAATCTTTACAGGGATGAAAAAACAGGAGCTATCGTTAATTGTGATGCGATAGGATATCAAAATTATATAAAATCTTTGAATAAAAAAGATTCTCAGAGAATTGAGTTGGATAATATTAAAAAAGATATTGATGAAATTAAATCTCTATTAAAGGAATTAATAAATGGAAAATGATGAAGAGAAGTCAATTGAAGATCCAAAAGAATCTTCAATTGAGAATAAACAGGATGAAACAAACAAAAAAGAAGTCAACTTGAGTAATCAGACGATTATTGGATTACTTCTGGATATTTAAGATATAAATATCTAAAGGTATACTCATCAACTATAATAATGGCGGTTTATGTATCTAACATAGTAATTGAACAAGGATATGATTTTGATACATCATTTCAGTTGGAAGATACTAGAACAAATTCCTTTATAAATTTGACATCTTACAGTACTGAAGCAATGTTAAGGAAGCACTATGGTGCATCCACTGCTGTTTCATTTGGATCCACTGTTACTTCAGAAGATTTAGGGATTATTTCTATTTCATTAACCTCAACGCAAACTTTGGAATTAAAACCTGGTAGATATGTTTTTGATGTAAAAATTACTACTCAGGGAAAAGATTTTAAAGCTGTTGAAGGAGCAGCGTTAGTAAGAGCAGGGGTAACTAGGTAATGCCAAGTATAAACGACAGAATAGGTTCTCAGAATGTAATACGTGTATTATCCAACGCTTCAGCACCTCCAACTAGACTTGTTAATCTTACTGACGTTAATTCTACGTTAAAAGATCAAGATGGGATGATTTTGGTTTGGGATCTCCCAACCGAAACATTTATAATGACAAGCGTCATTGATAGATCGCTTGAAATAGTAGGAATTGCAACCTTTTCGGATACAACAGAATCAACTCTACCAACAAATGGTGCGCTAATAGTTAGTGGTGGTGTTGGAATTGGTAAAAACTTAAATATAGGCGGTGCAGTAACTGTTGCAGGAATTGCAACATTTTCTTCTAGGGTAGACATTAATGCAGTCTTAGAAGTATTAAATGAAACAACAATTGAGAGCAATCTTGCTGTTACAGGCATCACAACTCTTGCTTCTTCTGGTGGCATAACCACTACCGGAGGAGAATTATATGTTGGTTCGGATTTAAGAGTTGCAAATAATTTATTAGTAGACGGAAGATCTGAATTTATTGGAGTAGCAACTTTCCGAGGTGGAACAATCAACCTTGGTGATTCTACAAGTGATGATATTAATGTTTCTGGTGAATTTATATCAAATCTAGTTCCAAATGATGATGCAACTTATGATATTGGTATTGCCACTCAAAGGTGGAGAGATGCAAGATTTTCTGGTCTTGTAACAACTACAGATTTATATGTTGCAGGAGTATCTACATTTGCCGGAGATCTAAATCTGACAGGAGATTTAGATATTACTGGCGATGTCTCAGTCACTGGATTTGTAAGTGTAACGGAAGGTTTATATTATGATGCTGATGACTATGATGGTCCAAATGGAGTCGCATATTTTGATAATACCGGAAAATTAATAGGTGCAGCAAGTACAGAAAACGCTCTCACTGAAAGTTATTTTGTATTGACAACTAATTCGGTTGGAATACCAACTTGGACTAGTACGATAGATGGAGGGTCGTTCTGATGGCAAAACCAAGTACAAGACAAGAACTAATTGATTATTGTTTAAGAAAATTAGGTGCTCCAGTTTTAGAAATTAATGTTGCTGATGAGCAAATAGATGATTTGGTTGATGATGCCATTCAGTATTTCAACGAAAGACATTTTGATGGCGTTGAAAGAATGTATCTTAAATATAAAATTACTGATGATGATATTAGTAGAGGACAAGCAAGTGGGACTGATGGTGTTGGTATTGTAACAACAACGGGGTCTTCAAATATTGTTGGATTTGGAACAACAACAACTTTCAATTATTATGAAACATCAAATTATATTCAAGTACCAGATTCTGTAATTGGTATTGAAAAAATATGGAAATTTGATACTAGTTCTATTTCTGGTGGAATGTTTAGTATCAAATATCAGTTGTTTTTAAATGACTTATATTATTTTAATTCTGTAGAATTATTGCAATATTCTATGGTTAAATCATATCTAGAAGATATTGATTTCTTACTAACTACTGATAAGCAAATAAGATTTAATAAGAGACAAAATAGATTATATTTGGACATTGATTGGAAATCTCAAACAGCAGATCAATTTTTAGTTATTGATTGTTATAGAGCACTAGATCCTGCATCTTTCACAAAAGTATATGATGATAGTTTTGTGAAAAAATATCTAACTTCACTAATTAAAAGGCAGTGGGGACAAAATTTAATTAAATTCCAAGGAGTTAAATTGCCAGGTGGAATTGAGTTAAATGGTAGACAATTATATGAAGATGCTGAAAGAGAAATAGAAGATATTAAGCAAAGAATGACTCTTGAATATGAATTACCTCCGCTAGATTTCATTGGTTAATTGTTATGACTTTAAATCCATTTTTTCTACAAGGCAGCACCACTGAGCAGTTTCTTGTTCAGGATATAATTAATGAGCAAATAAAAATATATGGAGTTGAAATTTATTATTTGCCTAGAAAAATATTTAAAACTGACGATATCATAAAAGAAATTCAATCTTCAAAATTTGACGATTCATTTCTTGTAGAAGTATACATCAATAATTTTGATGGATATGCTCCTGGAAGCGACTTGATGACAAAATTTGGATTAAGATTGCAAAATGAACTTAGTTTGACTCTTTCTAAAGAAAGATTTGAAGAATTTATTGCTCCATTTTTGGAAGGTATTTCTTCAGGTATTAGAGAGGGAAGAATAACTGATTATGACTTTGCAGACTTAATTACAAGACCAAAAGAAGGAGATTTAATTTATTTTCCTTTGGGAGAAAGATTATTTGAAATTAAAAGGGTTGAAGTAGAAAAACCATTTTATCAATTGGGTAGAAATTATATTTACGAATTGCAATGTGAACTCTATGAATATGAGAACGAATTAATTGATACTTCAATTGAAGAAGTTGATAATACTGTAGAAGATGAAGGATATATTTCATCTGTAACTTTAGTTGGAACTGCAAGAACTGCGACTGCAGACTCAGTTGGCATTGTTAGTGGATTTGTCAGAGAGATATTCTTGAACAATGATGGTAGTGGATACACTGGAACACCTATAATTGCTTTTTCAGATCCTCCATCTGGAGGATCTAAAGCCACTGCTGTTGCAATAACGACTTCTGTTGGTGGAGTACGCTCTATAGAAAGAATAATATTAACGGAATCTGGTTCAGGATATATTGAGGCACCAACGATATCAATAAGTGGGGGTGGAGGTTCTGGTGCTGCTGCAACTTGTGGTATTACAACTCTATCTTCTTCCGAGTCTGAAAAAGGACTAT